CCAGCTCCACGAGGGTGCTGTACAAAGAAAAATGCTGTCCCGATGCTGTCCCGTTTTTTTCGGAACAACTCTCTAACTCGCTCATATTATCTGAGTTAGAGAGATTTTGCGGAGAGGACGAGATTCGCCCACCCTGAGTATCATTTTCTAACTTATTCATTATCAATGTGCTTTTCTACTGTCATCAGCTGGTTTTGGGCCGTTTTTGTCCCGATTTTGTCCCGATGCCACAAGCCGTAATACTCATTAATTCAGTATGTTCCAGTAATCTGATAGATTAAGCATGCTGATTTTTTCTTTATATGCAGCCAGATTATTGGCCCTTTTATCTCCGTATGCAGAGGCCGGTGATTTCCCAATATGATGAATCTATCGTGCCTCCTTTGACTGGCACATAGCCTTGCTTCACATATCTTATCTTCAGATTCGCAATGCCATTTGCTCCCAGATCTTTTGCCTTGCTCACAGCTATATCAAGTAAGTCAGAGCCCGAAATATCTTCAGGAACAAGTTGTGAAAACCCAGAGGAATTGTAAGTGCCATCTGAATATTTTTGTTGTTCCCTGATAGCTATTTTCCCTTTCGGTATCATTGCCGGCAATACTTCAATCTGGATTTCGCCTAAAGACGTGAACTCTTCTGGATATGGATCTGAGCTGAGGAAGAAACCTTGTTCGGCGTAAGGCCTGTAATCTAGAAAGAGGGTAGTGATTTCCCTTTCTGTAGGCTTCATCACGGAGCAACCAGCAAGAATCAGCAAGGTTGCCGCTAATAAAATTGTTCTTTTCATAATCTGATATATTGATTAATACTTACTCTTTTTAGCTAAGTGACAGTCTATCATTGCCCACTTGCAGCGGCACATCCGGCAGGATAGTCCTCTTGGGCATCCAGTGATGCGGTTCTTTTTTCAAGTAGTTCGATGGTGCGAGCTTGCATTTCTATCGTCTTTTGCTGGCTTGCGATGAGATCTAACAGTTGCTGATTGCTGATAGGTTTTTCCGGTTCGAGCATTGAACTGTTCCAATCGTGATTTTCCTGAATGAGTTTACGCAACTCAAATGGGAGCGGACTTCTACCTGTTTCCACTTGCGAGATGAAGCTTCTAGTCACGCCTAGAAATTGAGCCAATTCTTCTTGAGAGATCTGATTGACTTTCCGAAATTCTTTGAATTTATTTTCCATTCCATCAAAAGGTTATGTTACTCAACAAAAAAAATTCTCAAAAATTGTTAGCAAAAGTTTTTGTTTATTTACTTTCATTTACTAACTTTGCATATAGTTAATGAATTAACCGAGAACAAAATTATTAAAAGTTATGATTATACCAACTACAAAGCAGTATTTAAGGGTTCCAGCGAAACTTCGGAAGGAGGTTTTGAAGAAGTACAAGATCAGTGGCGTCGCATTATGGAAGATAGTACATCTCAGAATCAATTCTAAAAAGGCAATCGAGATAAGAGCTTATATCGAGCAGAACGGTGGTGTTTGGGTGTTGGAGACCGTTATTAACCAGCAAGAAGTAGAGAAAAGCGAATAGAGTTAACATCAGCCCAGTCGCCTACTACTTTACCAGGAATATGTGTTAAACAATATTGTATTGGATAGGCATTCTAACGGAGGAATCCGTGGCTGGGCTCTAATTTTTAAAGCGAACAATGGGAGAGTTCAAAGACAGACATAATCTTAAGAGCATAAGGCAAGATTTCAAAAAACAGGGAGTGTTCTATACTGACTCCAGGCTTGCAGTTATGCTTAGAGACATCGTAAATCCAGCGAATGAGGTATATGATCCGACATGTGGAAGCGGTAACCTTCTGGCTGTGTTTCCTGACACCATAAGGAAATATGGACAGGAGTTGGATTATAAACAAGCAGAAATAGCACAGAAACGTTTAACAAATGCTTACATCGTAGGCGGCAATACTCTTACTGATCCATATTGGCCTAATTGTAAATTCCAATCGATAGTAGCGAATTATCCGTTTTCCATACCATGGGAGCCAGATAAAGTCAAAGCGGATGATCCTAGATTTAAGGATGCGCCGTGCCTGCCTCCACCATCCAAAGCTGACTTCGCTTTCTTGATGCATATAATCTATGTGCTTGCCAATCCAGGCACAGCTGCCGTTTTGAATTTCCCTGGAATCCTCTACAGAGGCCAGAGGGAAGGCAAGATAAGAAGATGGATCGTGGAGAAAAGAATCATTGAAAGCGTAACGCTGATAGAGGGCGGCTATTTCGCCGATACTTCTATAGCCACAGCTCTTATTGTATTCAAAAAGGATTTTTATCCGATTGACAATATTCGGTTCTGCGACCATCAGACCGGCAAAGAAATCACTGTCTCGGTTGAAAGGGTGCTGGCAAATGATGCCAACCTTACACCTTCATCATACATTCCATCGGAGACCAAACCGGGGATGACATTAGCAGAGGTACGGCAACTTGCAATAGAGGCTCATGAGCGCATGAGTAAGCATATTCTAGCAGATCTGAACTTTGAGGCAGGCCTTCAGGGAATAGATCCGGAAAAATACAATGCAATAGAATATGCTGATGAACTTATCCGAGCTATCGAAGAGTGGAAAATAAAATACAGAAATGGAGATGGAGAGGGGAAAGGCTGATTGGTTCACGATTATAAAGACAGCAGCTGTGATGCTGATAATCGCTGGGCTATTACTACTAGCATATTCAAACACTCTAAACTATTAAGGAAATGTACAAAGGAAGAGATACAAAAAGATGCCCAAAATGTGGCAGAATTCTGCCTAGAACAGAAGAATATTATTACAGGAACAAATGGGGCTACATCTATGGTTACTGTAGAGAATGCGAGAATACACGGACTAGAGAGAACAAGCGTGCGGCTCAGGCAAGTAGCGGCATTCAAGAGATCACTCAGAGAGAGAAAGGCAATCAAAAACACTGTAGAGATATGAAAGCTAACGACAATCCAAACGAGGCATCCAGAGGATCACAGTGTAAGCGAATACTGGATTATCTCAAAGAGGGTAATTCAATAACGCCTATGAAAGCGCTCAAAATGTTCGGCACGTTTCGCCTTGGAGCTAGAATCGCTGATCTGAAAGACAAGGGCTGGGATATCACTACCACGATGATACGTGACGAACAAACAGGTAAGCGTTACGCTTCATATAAGATAACGCCAGGGTCGGAAATTCCATTATTCGGAGAGATATGACAAATAAATATAAAATATTCATCAGCGGCCCTATTACAGGGCTAGATCCTAAGAAGGCGAGAAAAGCTTTCGACAATATGGAGGAAAAACTGAGAGCTTTCGGCTTTGAGCCGGTGAACCCTTATACAATCCCTTACCAGAATCAGTGTCACACATGGGCTGAATATGTAATCAACGGCTTGGAACAGCTTCAATACTGTGACGGACTGATTCAGCTTAAAGGCTGGAACGAGAGTCTGGGCTGCCATACAGAGCTAGATTTCGCACTGGGAGCCAACATACAGATCTTCCAATACTGGGATGTTGACACGCCGCTCCAGCGAAAGTGGATGCTTCAGAGGATGGATGAAGTGAGAGCTGCTAAAATGGCGATCCAGTAAGACGATATAAAAACGCAGTGATGCGATTCTCCACGGTGCTAGCAAGGTGCCAAAAATCATAGGTAAGAGCTTATTCATAGAAACAAAATTGAAATAGTGGTTCGATTCCACGCCGTGGAGCTAAAATTCTTAAAAACAGGGAAGAAATGGAAAAAGGAATTAACAGAATTACAGGCGGCGCATGGCTGCTGTTTGCGGCATTCATAGCAATTGCATTGCTGATCAATGCCATTAACGCAATATTCGGAAATGCTGAATTCGCATGGTGGCATTTGCCAACACTTGCATTGGGATGGTGGCTGGCCAGATCATTCTCAGAGGGCCAGTCTGACGTTCTGCTGAGAGCAGCACAAATGAGATTCAGGAATCTTCTAAAACGAATCTGACATGAGAGTTGAGTTATCGTCTGCCAGAACCATAAGGCAGGCAGAAAAGCAATTTCCATGGTCTGTTAAAATAGTAAAGGTCAAAGGCGGCTGGCTCTGCTTTGAGTCATACAATGATTTCCTGCTGTGGAATACTCGTAAACAAGGGAGGGAAAATGATAAGTAAAGATGATATATTTCTTGCCACAGAGCAGGGCAAGGCAATTATAACCTATTACTATCCTCAAAGCAGCTCATGCTTCGTCGATGGTGCGCATAAGAATTTCAGAGTAAGGAGCGACGATAAGCATCCTTCCTGCACCGTTTTCAAGAACAAGGAAGGAATATGGATGATTCAGGATAAAGGAGGCAGCGACACTAAGGCACGCACTGGCATTCAGTTGGTGATGGAGAATGAGCATCTCTCATTTCCGCAGGCCATTGACTGGATAGCGGCCAAATTCGCTCCGGAATTGCTAGAAAGAGACCGGCAGGGTTGGACGGTTCCGACAAAGGTACAGCCAGACATCACGGGGGTTGCGCCACAGGATGAGATAACCGTGTGCATACGGCCATCCGGCGAATTCACGGCAGCGGAACTTGACAGGCTAGGCTATCAGATAACGGCTGAGCTTTGCAAGGATTTCTGCCTTAAACCAGTCGATTACTATATCACAAAGCGCAATGCCAAAGGCAAAAGCTATAAGATAGCAAGCAGCGAAAACTATCCAATTTACTTCTATGATTATGGCACATACGGCAAGATATATCAGCCTCTGGGAGATATACGCTTTCTCTGGACTGGCAACAAGCCTAGCAATTTACTATCCGGTGAAGTGGAATTCATGCATCGTCTCGAAGCTGTTAAGAACCACACGTGGAGTGCCACGAAAGTTGTTAAATCCGTCGACGATGAAGGCAAGGAAGTAGAGAATCAGGAATCGCTGATATGGGATAAGCTCATTATCTGTTCCGGCCCTTCTGATGCGCTGAACGTCCATAACGCAGGATATCACGTATGCTGGCCGAATTCCGAGACTGCACAGCTCAAGGAATACGATTTCGCACAACTGCATGAGTTTGCAAAGGATATCTATCTCCTATATGATATTGATGATACCGGCCTGGCGAATATGCTTAAGATTGGGCTGTCTTTCCTGGATGTGAAGCTGATATTCTTGCCAAAAGAATTGCGTCAGCTGAAAACCAAGAGAGGCGGCCAGTGCAAGGACGCAAAGGATTTCTTCGTGTATTTCCGGAAGCCGGAATGCCAGGATCCCATAAGGCTATTCAATCAGCTGGTGAAGCTCTCAGGCTCATTGAAGTTCTGGAGCGTGAAGTATGATAAGACTGGCCGTGTGACCGGCTATGACATCAATAATGAACAGATGTATGCGTTTCTCCAGGCATCCGGATACCATCGGATTGCCACGTCGACGAACAAGCAGGGCTACACTTTCTGCAGGGTTCTTGACAATGTGGTGACGCTCATCGACGAGGATGCGATTTCTGCGGTATGCTCCGATTATTTGCTGGAATATCTCCGTGTGCACGCCCAATATTATAACCAGGCTCTGGCCAATGCAATACATAGGAGCAAGCAGCTCTCCAAGGCGTCGCTGGAGAAACTCACATTGATAGAGCCTAATTTCAGCGCCTTCGATAGGAATTCCAATTATTTTTTCTTCAAGAACGGCATATTCCGTGTCTCTAAGGATGGTATTGAGAAGGTGCGGCCAGGCGATTGCCCATACATGGTCTATTCAAGCAAGATCATCCAGCACGACTTTATTCCGGAAGATCAGTATTTCGATATAGACAAGTCTCCGGAATTTCTTTCGAAGCTCTCTGAGCTTTCCGCTCTCACCCCCTTAACCCCTAATTATTTAGCAAAAAAGCAACAAGTTGACACTATGGGTGATGAAAGGCGCTGGAAAGTCGACATCAAGCGAGCTGACTGCACTTTCATGCAATTCGTTTATGATACAGGCCGGAACTACTGGCGTAAGGAAGAGGCCGGAAAGACACTGACCAATGCCGAGAAAGCGGAGACCGATCTGAATTTCATTTCCAAATCCCTGGCTCTAGGCTATCTGCTTGATAAATACAAGAATGCAGGTCAACCTTACGCCGTTTATGCGATGGAAATGGAGCAAGGAGATGAAGGTGAGCATCTGGGAGGCACCGGCAAATCACTTTTCTTCAGCGCCATCGAGCAATTGAGAAAGCAGGTCTATATCGATGCCCAGATGATGGAGGATGACAAAATGCAGTTCTTGCTCCAGGGAGTGGAGAGAGGCGTAACAGATACCGTGTTCATGGATGACTTGAATAACCGCATAAATCTTCATCGCTTCATGAACCTGATCACCGGAAAGATGGTAGTCAATGTCAAGCATGCACCAGCATTCACTTTGGATTATGCTGAAAGCCCGAAAATCGCATTCACCTCCAACCATGCTATCAGAGATTTCGACGATTCACTTAACCGCCGTATTTGGTTCGCAGCATTCAGTGACTATTACCATTCAGAATCGAAAATCAAAGGACTGAAAGAGAGGTCGCCTTACCAGAAATTCCATAAGAATCTCATCCAGGACTACACCGAAGAGGAATTCAACCACTTTTTCAACTTCATGCTGAACTGTCTCCAACAATGGAAGAAGATCGGAGAGAGAATCCAGCCTCCGATGACTCAAATCTTACAGCGCACATTGCAGAAAGAGATGGGCGATGACTTCCTCTGGTGGGCCGAAGATTACTTCTACGATCAGCACATTAATGTACTTGTGGATAAGCAGGAAGCGTTCGACGATTATCGCAAGACTCTGAGCAAGGCGGCCTCGGAATTGATGAAGGCCCAGACGTTCAAAAGAAAGGTGCAGACATATTGCATCTACAAGGACTGGGTTTTCAATCCGCCTGTGTTGTTGCTTTCACCAACTGAAAAAAAGAGAAACGACATCCATATTAAGCGAAACAACATAGACCGCTATTATTTCTACATCGACACGACTCATTCCGACGAGCTGCCAGTGGCGATGATCTTAGGCATAGAGACTCCGGATAATCAAGATAAAAATAATGATGCAGTTCCGTTCTTGTAAACTGGTCAAAAGGTCGAATCCTGACTCTGTTTCAGTGTCAAAAATAGCCATTTTGAACTGACTTTTAGGGCTCCGGCTTTTCTGCAATAAACGCAAACCCCAATGGAATGCGTTTTTTTAAGGGTTTCGTAACGATATTTTTTGCGATGAAATAATCTACAAAATCATTGACACTTTGACACTGCCTCTATAAAGAAGTAATATTCAAATAGTTAACGGTGTCAGCTTTAGAAAAAAAGAGTAAAAAAGAACAGTAAAAGTTGACACTAAAAAGCGGTGTCAACTTGGCCATAAAAATTTAATAGATTGAATATGAATACTTTACCTAAAAATCAGCATTTCCGGTGGCAACTTGTTTTTTTGAAAGTTGACACTCTGAAACTTATTGAAACTCATAGCATTATAGCGGTGTCAACTTCACGGTGTCAACTTTTTCAGACTTTTTACCTTGTATAAAAATTTTTTATCATGGAAACGAAACCAATCAAGCTCGAAATTGGGCAATATGCCTTCGGACGGCACTTCGATGTTTGGTGCTATCAATCCGTTCCGGAAGGGATGAGGCTAGCCGAGGTCTCTGATCTGGTACCAGGCCGGATGGTGCTTTATAAAGTGCGCATCGGCCCTGATGCCGGAAGCTATTACACCAGCGTGGTCACTGCAAAGAACCACTGGGTATTCCTCTATGATGTGGCTCATGACTGGCCTGTGTATGTCAAAAACTAACGAATCAATCTAACTTATATTTGCCGTGATGAACGATTATTACAATACTGTTGATGTAAAGGTCGGCTCAGCTATACGCCAATGGGTGATTTACACCTATGGCTCTGACACTATCCGTCTATCGAAAGGGCAGAATCTCTGGGCAATTGTAAAGCAGAACTTGGAGCTGCTGCCTCAAGACTACAAGATCCTCTCAGACCGGAGCGAGTACATATCCATTGTGCTGCTGGCCACCAGAGGAAACAGGGAGCCGATCTTCAACTATCCATCTGACAGGATGCTTCATCTGAATGAGCTTTATCGGTGCTACATATCTCCGGCAGGCCAGAATGCTATCAAGCGTTACCTGGAAAACCAGTTCAGGCATTCGTTCACAATATACATGATAGGCAGGCAGAGTGAGAGTGGCGGTAAGATAAAGATTCAGGCTGCCATATCGGATTTCCTTCAGGATTTCGGACTGGACGTGACTGCGAAGAGACTCAGCACGCTCTCGAAATTCTGGTACAGATTCCGAGTAAAATTTCCGGATAAATATCCCATGCCTATATTTTTTTGAGTCATGTTACTGTCTTGTTTTTTACGCTGAAAATTAATCAATTATGAAACTTGGAATCAGGTCACTTAAGTATGTTCCACTGTCGAAAGTCAACGACTATTCGGCCTTGCCTTCTGGAAGCTCACTCCCAATGAGCAATTATTTCTCAGAAGATCCTGTGGAGATGCCTTTCACACCGGAAACGGCGGATTTATCAGAAGAATGGCACTACGATGAGAACGGCAAGTATTCAGAATTCAGTTTTTCCGGATCTGTGCGCACTGATAAAGAGACGCATCGCAGCCTGCTGGAGAATCTTGCAGGGAAAAAGGCTGTTTTCGTGATAGAATCCATCGAGGGCACAGTATATATAATAGGCTCCAGGGATTTCGTGCCGACGTTCACTTTCACCGACATTCTCTCCGGCCAGTCATCATCTGAATTCACGATAAAAATAGAGAACAGGAGCCTCCACGGAGTGCTTTTCGCTTCTGCTTAATGTCGCAAAGACGCTAAATGCACTTATATATCTTTGCTCGAAACGAAAGAAATGATAATTTCTAATTTCACTCGTAATCTGAGAGGGCCTTGGATGATGCACCCAGAACAGGCATCTGTTATGCTGCCTGTGCTAAAGGGCATTCTGCAAGGCTACATCACTGAGCTTGACAAAGCTCCAGAGCCTAAGACCATCCGGCTCTCGCAGAGCGGATCGGCTATTGACAGAAAAAAGGGCACATCGAATCTTATATATGTGACGCACCTGGTTGGTACGATGCTCAAATATGATGACTGCGAGGCGCCTGGCACCCAGAAGATAGCAAGAGGCCTGCTTGATGCAGACGCTAATCCGGACGTGATAGGCCATATAATCATAGCTGATTCCGGTGGCGGCAGCTCTGACTCAGTAGCTCCGTTGGCAGATGCCATCTCGAAGCTCACCAAGCCTTGCATCGCTTATGTCGATGGAATGGCAGCCTCTGCCTGTATGTATGCTATTTCATACTGCGCCAGTATAATGGCATCCAACGACATGGATAGAATCGGCTGCATTGGAACTCTAGTGGAGATCTCCGGCTATCCTCAGTTTGTCAAACAGGACGATGGGCTGGTTTATGCCAGGATATATGCGGATCAGTCAGGCGAAAAGAACCTGGACTATGAGGAAGCGCTGAAAGGCAATGCGAAGCTCATAAAGGAGAATGTGCTGAATCCTATCACTAAACGCTTCCAGGAAGATGTGAAGGCGAACCGGCCGCAAGTCAAGGATGAGCAGCTGCACGGTGCCACCTATTTCGCAAAGGATGTATGCGGCTCTCTTATAGATTCAATAGGCTCTTTCGAGGATGCCGTGAATGAGGTTGTGAGCCTTGCCAGCAAGAGACAAGAGAGCAATGATGGAAATCAACAAAATTCATTCGATATGAAGAATATTTACGTTAATCTTGCCCTGATCGCATCAATGGCTGATCAGGTCTATGCAGAGGATGGTTCAACCACCCTCCAGCCAAATCAGCTGGCTGACATTGAGGCGGCGTTGGAAGCCGGTGTACAAAACCTCAATCAGCTTCAGCAAAGCAGAGAGGAACTTGCTTCCATTAAAGCCCAGCTCGCAGAGTTGCAGAAAGCAAATGAGACTCTGACCGCCGACAATGCTAAACTCCAGGAATCTCTTGACGCTGCCATTGCCAGGGCAAATGCGAATGCAGATGAGGATGACTTGAAGGTAAGGAAGAATGCCGTTGCGACCGAAGATGAGTTCAAAGGCGCTCAAACTTACGAAGAGGCAGACGCAATATGCAGGGACTTTCTCAAAAACAGAATCTAATATCTCTTAGAATATGGATCTTTCAGAACTTTTGGTAAACAGTGGAGCCAGGTATCGCAAGGAAATCCTGCACATGCCGGTTGTGGCTCTTGACAAGATTCTGCAGCACATGACTCTGAGACCTGGAATCGCAGGTTCTGAGACCGTCGGAGCTGTAGCGTCTAAGGCAGAAATCCGCCCTTACAAGGAAGGCAAGAACGCTACTGACACCAGCAGCGTCATTGCACGCACCCTTACGACTTATCTGGGCGATGTAGTAGAGGAATTCGATCCTTACAAGCTCTTCACGACTGTGTATGGTGAGCAATTCATGAACCAGCTGACTCAGCGCACCAACGCACAGATCGTAAGAGATCTGTCATTGCAGATGTCGCTGACTTGCTCAAAGAAACTTGGGAAGGCTCTCTTCGCTGCAAAACGCAACGATGCTGGAACCACCACCAAGGATCTCTTCAACGGCTTTGACACCATCGCCGCCAAAGAGGTTACAGACAGAAAGATGTCGGCGGCTATCGGCAACTACAAGGAAGTAGAAGCCATCACCGAGGCTAACGCAGGCGATATCCTGTTCTCTCTCTATGATGCCGCATCCGAGGAACTTCAGGACGCATCCGGATTGAAGCTCTTCATGCCTAAGTCAGTGAAGAACGCCTATGACAAATGGGCTCTGGCCAACTTTGGCGCTGCTGTATATAACACTTCATACAACAAATCCATCCTGCACGGCACGGATGACAATCCTGTTGAGCTTGTTGGCACCAGCTGCATGAAGGATTCCAATTACATCTATCTGACCACCAAGAGCAACATGCTGGTCGGCTGCGATCAGGCTAGCTCCATGGAGAGGGTTTCCATCCGTGTTCCTGATAACCCTAAAGCGGTGCAGTTCTTCATGTGCCTGTTCTGGGGTGTCGAGTTCCAGATGATCGAGCCTGAGTTCCTGATGGTCGGCAAAGTAACGACTGCTTAGTTATGGAACTTGGTAATCTAGATTTCAATATCGGCTCCGTCAACCCCAGTGGGGTTGGCGAGACCGTCTACCGTATTCGCAAGAGGCTGATTTCAACGTGGCCGACTATTGTCGATGATCCTGATAAGGCCGACAGTACGGCGGTAGTTACGGATTTGAGCAAATATAAGGGTGATTTTGCCCTTGCTTCAGGCGCTTTCTGGGATAAGATCTATTCTACTCAGGGCAAGGCGCAGCTCACATTTGAGGCGACCGGTGAGACTGACTGCAAGATGTACACGAATCATCTTATCGCCTCTTTCCCTGACATGACCGCTGAGGCTCTGGCCTTCTCCAAGGCCGCTGCCAATGATGATTATGTCTATGTAGCTAAGTCAGCAGGCCGCTGGCATGTGATCGGATCTCCGGACTATCGCTCCGTCACTCAGCCTGCCGGTGACTCAGGCACAACCGCCGGATCAGCAAAGGGCATCACGTTCACTGTCGATTGCCCGGATGTAACTCCGCTTCCTCTCTATGAAGGCAAGATCGTTCTTAAGGACGGTACTATTGACCTTTCGACCGGAGAGTTCACGGCGAAAAGTGGTGAATAATGGTTAGTGAGATTTCTCTATATCTTAAGAGTGCGAATCCTTCCTTTGAAGAGGGCTTCGAACTCTTTTGCAAATACTCTCACAACCGGAATCTCATCGACTGGATCAACCGCCGGAATGATAAGGCGACTTTGCTCTACCAATTGAAGAAGCTGAATAATCTTCTTTCAGATGGAGCACCAATCAACACAGTAGCGACTAGGCTCATCAGACAGCCAAAGCCGACCGCAAAGATTGAGAAAACGGCTGCTAAGTCTGAAGCTCCGAAAGTTACCTTCAAAACGTATGATGACCGCCGCACGAAGAGATCTGACCTCTCACCAGAGATGCAGAAAGTCTATGATGATGTAGCCTCTGAATATTCGGTGCGTCGTGGCTATCATGAGAAAATGAAGATGGCCAAGACCGATGCTGACAGACAGGCATTCAGGGCTAAAATCCTGGAGAGTGAAGAACGGATTAAGTCCGGTTGGGCAAGGATAGATGCCGGGCTTGCCGAAAATGAGAGCAAGAAGGTTACTGATGATTTCAAGGAATCGACTTGCCGCTCATACATCTCTAAAGCGCTCAAATCGAAGAACGTGACCGATGATCTTAAGATCAAGGTGCATGCGAGACTGACTGCCTTGCAGGAACACGGCTGCGAGATAAGTGCCAACACCATGAAAGCCCTAAATAAGAAAGGTTTCATTTAGTGCTAATTGCATTTTGTCCTATATAGCCAGCGGAAGCTGGCTATTTTTGTATAAAAGAGTGAGTTATGGCTAATATTGATAAGATAATCCCATTTTTCATCCATTGGGAGTCTGGCCTACCGGAACGGTATCAGATCTATTCTCCGGAACACCAGTTCGAGGCGGCCAGAACGAGGGCCTTTGCCGATGATCCTGATGATGCCGGTGGCGCAACGCTGTGCGGCGTGACAATCGACACTTATAGGCGCTACAGGCTTAACGTGAAGGGTATAAGATACACGTCTGTGTATGATCTTAAAAGGATGCCTTACGCTGACTGGAAGGATATTCTTAGGCGGTATTACTGGAACCGCTGGCAGGCTGATGGCATTCAGAACGAGTCTTTTGCTCTCATCCTGGTTGACTGGGTTTGGGGTTCCGGCAAATATGGGATAACCATTCCTCAGAGATTACTGGGAATCACTGTTGATGGGATTGTCGGCCCTCAGACTCTATCAGCGCTGAACAAGAGGCTGAATGAGGCTTTCTTCAATGAGATTAAGAAAGCCAGGAAAGACTATTTCGAGCAGATCTGCATACGTAGGCCACAGAACAGGAAATTCTTGCGTGGCTGGATGCGGAGACTCGATGCTATAAACTTTGAGCCGTGAGTGATGACAATAACTATACGCTCCTGACCGATGAGGATCTTGATACTCTGGAGACTTATGCGAGCCTGAAATACTCGCTATATGAGATATCGCTGATGATGGATCTTGATGTTGATGAGCTGCGCCAGCGGATGATGAATAAGAATGATCCGATTTTCAGGCGTTATACAGCCGGGAAGCTCAAGTCTGAGCTAAAATTCCGCATGGCCGTTCTGAAAAAAGCCGAATCCGGTGAACAATGGGCCGTTCAACAGCTGGAAGAATGGAAGATGAAACAAACAGAGGATGAATTAGGATGCCATGAATAAAAGAGATCTTACAGACAGAATTTCCGACGCACTGGAAGGGAAAAAGGTTGACAAAGCTTTTCTTAAAGACACTGATATTGTGCGCCTAAAAAGATTAAAGGCTGCGCAGGCTTACAGGCTAGAGCACCCTGCCATAACGATAATCCAGCTCCGTAATTTTCTTACGACACAGTTTGACATAACCATTCAGCAGGCCTATAATGACATAAGTCTGCTGAATGCCACATTCGGCAATCTCACAACAGCTGAGAAAAACTACCAGAGATATACTGCCAACCATCTCATCCGGCTTGGCGTGGCAGCTGCTTTGGCCGGTGACTATCGCAAGTCCAAAGCCCTTAAAGGCCTGGCTGACTCGCTGGTGAAGGCCAACAATCTGAAAGATGAGGAAGGTGAGCAGATGCCTTGGGATGAGATTATTCCGAAAGATGAGTCTTTCAGTATAGATCCTGAAGTCATCGGCATCAAGAAGGTGCCGAATATAAAGGAAAAGGCAGAAAAGCTATTGAGGCAGTACACTAACGAAATCGACAATCCTGATGAGCAATGACAGTCAGCTGACATATCTTAACAAGGCACAACAGGAGGCTCTTGCTATTGCAGCCAACACTGAGGTGGACATCTGCGGTCGACGTTTCGGGAAGAGCTTTGGAATCGTTTCCAGGCGAATTAAGCGGAACGTCCAGTTCATGCCAGGCTCAACCGGAGGCTTCATCTGTTCCAGCTTCAAGCAGGCACATACACGCACGCTGCCTGCTGCCTTATCCGGCCTTAAGGAAGCCGGATTCATTGAGGGGCTTCATTACGTTATCGGTAAGAGGCCGCCGGCGAAGCTTGGATTCAAGAAGCCTCTTGTTCCGGTCAGCGATTACGATAATGTGGTTTCCTTCTATAACGGCACAATCATGCTGATTGTGAGCCAGGATGTGAAGATGAGTTCCAACTCAGTCACCTTTGACTGGATAGTAGCTGATGAAGCCAAAGGCCTTGATTTCGATAAGCTAAAGAATGAGACTTTTCCTGCCAACGGAGGCACGATGCGCTATTTCTCTGACTGTCCGTGGCATCACTCCATGCTTTTCGTGAGCGATATGCCGGTGCTTAAGTCTGCCAGGTGGCTGCTTAATTACCGTGAGAAAGCCACTCCGGAGATTATTGAAACTATCAAGGGCCTGCTATGGAAACGCTGGGAGCTGATACATCTGCCGCCTTCTACACGGCGCAAGATAGACATACGGAATATTGAGCACATGATCAACCAGTTCCGGCGTATAGCTGTGTTCTATAGGGAATGGAGTACATTCGAGAATATAGATGTGGTTGGCCTGGATTATATCAAGCAGATGAAGCGAGACCTGCCGCCTCTGACATTCCAGACTTCCATCCTTTCAAAGCGCATTGAGCGTTTGTCGGATGGCTTCTATCCTAATTTCCGTGAGTCGCTGCATACCTATATAGCCAACAACAACGCTCCATTGGAGAGCGATGACTATTCCGCTGATAAAGACTATGGCTGCCAGCTGGATGCCGACGTGGATCTTAAGGCACCTATCAGCATCGCCTTTGACTATAACGCCAATATCAACTGGCTGGTGGCAGGCCAGAAAGATGGCGGCACCCTGAAGATTCTGAAGTCCTTCTATGTAAAATACACCAGAAAACTGAGGGAGCTCATCGATGACTTCTGCCAGTATTATCGCAGCCACATCACCAAAGAGGTTGTGTTCTATTATGACTCCACGGCTCTGGGCTCCAACTATGCCGTAAGCTCTGATGACTTCCGGTCTGTAGTTATTGAAGAATTCGAGAAACACGGATGGAAGATAGAAGGTAAGTTCATCGGTAGGCCGATGGCTCACAACCTGAAGTATTCCATTATCAACGACGGATTCAAGGGAGCGAAGCATCTGATGCCGATGTTCAATAAGGAGAATAACGAGGCGCTGCTTGTTGCCATATCTCTCGCTGAGGTAGTTGTTACTCCTACTGGATTTCATAAGCAGAAAGGCGGCGAAAAGCTTGCCGAAAGTGAAGATGATCCTCTGGAGTGGAGGACTGATGGGACTGACGCTTTCGATACTCTTTATCTTGGGAATGTACTTTATCCATACTTCGTCAACGGTGCTGGGATAGGCTCCGCTCTCTGATTCTCTTACTTATATACTTCCCTGTTCGTTCCGATCCCTGTGCCGCTCAGTTGGCATGGGGATTTTTCGTTCTAAAGCTTTCCAATTGTCTGAAAATTGGAAAGCATATTACGCAGAAACGAGTCGAAAATTGCCAAAGGTTCGAGAG